GAGGTAGCCAGTTAAACAGAATTAATACACCAGCGACTATAGCTATAATACCTGCGACCACGCTACTTATGGTTATGCTTTTCTTCGCCATATAAAATAAGGCAACTATCCCTTGACACCACGTATTGTTTGTGATATAATACGTGTGTGAGGGGGATAAAATGAACACACCAAATCGAACCCAAATAGCCAAATACACATACAAGGATTTTGAAAGCGAATTTCCAGATAACGATGCCTGCCTTAAATGGCTTAAGGACTATCGATTCCCTGATGGCATTCGCTGCCCCGTTTGCGACAAGATAACTAAACACCATAAGATAACCAAACGACCTTGTTTTAAGTGCGACAATTGCGGGCATGAAGTTTATCCCCTTGCTGGCACGATATTTCATAAGTCTGCCACACCACTTAAGACTTGGATGGAAGCTATCTTTTGGATGGCTACTACTCGTTCTGGGCACTCTGCTAAAGAACTCCAACGCCGAACGGGTGTTACATATAAAACTGCTTGGAGAATGTTCAGGCAAATAAGATCGCTGCTCGGCGAGAATACCCCTACACTTATTGGCGAGGTGGAGGTTGATGAAACTTACGTTGGTGGAGTCAGACGTGGCAAAAGAGGTAGGGGAGCCGAGGGCAAGGTTTCTGTTATTGGGGTAGTCCAAAGACAAGGAAAGGTCATAGCTACCGCTGTTCCTAATGTCAAGCGGTCTACCATCGTTCCTTTTGTTACAAGCCATGTAGCTCCTGATGCTGTTCTTTATACTGATGAGTTTCCGAGCTATGACCATATAACCCGCTTCGGCTATAAGCATCACAGGATTCAGCATAGTGCCAAAGTCTATGTTGCCGGTCGAGTTCATACCAACAACATCGAGAACTTCTGGTCTCTGATTAAGCGTGGCATCAGTGGCGTTTATCATGCTGTATCACCTAAATACTTACAGTCCTACCTTAACGAATATGCCTTTAGATATAATCACCGCAAAGACGAAACTCCTATGTTCAAGTTGTTTCTGAATCAGATTTAAGTTCATTGCCTGTTGGTTGTTTTATGGGCTGTGCTGCTTTCTTAACAATGGTATGGAACTGGTCTCTGGTAATGCCTTCTTCACTGATAGTATTTTCCTCACCCATGTAACGGTCTACGTATTCATCTATATTCTTTTTCACCCTATTGACCTCCGTCGCATATTTGTCTAAATCATTCTCAAGGGATACTAAGCTTTCGATGTCTGAGTCCGATGGCTTCGGGGTTTTTATTCTAGTTAATTCAGTATAAGGTAAATTAGCACGTGCAGAACCGAGAGAGTAATTCATTATCACCCTAAGGTATCTTTGGCTTTTTAACAAGGATTCAAGGTATGGAGCGGGATAATCACCAGAGATGGGGCGAAATACTACATATGCAGGACTGACAAGCATACCATCTAAATATGATGGTACTATGCCGATGCTACCAATATTGACCCTGTATGGATTGTAAACCAAATCACCCTTGCGTACTCTCTTATATTTCTGAGTAAACTCATAACCTAGAATCATATCATCAAGAAATACACCATTTTGAGATACTTTCAATACTCCCCACAATTGGTCTGGGCTATTTCTAGGGTCAACCTTATCTTTTACTTCCTTAATGATGCCACCACTTAACTGACTGAGGTCTCCCCCAACATCAGGGATATCTTCCATGTAATAGAAAGGTCGTAGATTCCATTTACCACTTGCCTTTATGACATCTCTATCAACAATATTGACTTGGGCCTTAATAATTTTTGGTTCATCATATTCACTGAGTAACTTCTTCAAATCACTATCGCCTGGCTTCGGTTTTCTCCTGGTATTCAATTCAAAACCATCATTGTATACTACAAAGAAATAGACATGCTTAAATTGTCCACCTTTCCTAAAATAGATGATATTGGTTTTTGTAGGTGTATAAGGCATAAACACCCCACGTGGCAAGGAAATGACGGAGAACGTTTTTGCATTCTGCATTATCATTTCTCTAGTCTTGCCAATAACCCCACCATCATAAAGGAATGTTTCGGGGACAATCACTGCTGCTCTGCCATCGGGTTTTAAAGCTCGCCAAATGTGCTGTATGCAAACCGAATCAGCATTCTTGGTGGGGATGTCATAATACCCCCCAAACTTAGTTTCTTGTGAATATGGTATATTCGATAGGATTACGTTATACTTATCATTTACAGGATTTTGAAGGCTATCTATCTGGTCAATATTTGAATGCCCATCTTCAAATAAAATCATGTTCATCCGAGCGATGCGTGCTGTTGATGTAAACTCTCGTCCAAATACTGTTCGTTCCCTTAATGTCTCTAAAACTGTCGGGTTTTTAATGTCAACTCGTAGAGATAAATATTTGAATGCCTCTAACAGAAAACCACCTGTCCCGCAGAATGGGTCGTAGATTGTTTCTCCATACATGGGTTTTACCAAATTGACCATTGTCCGCACAATATGCCGGGGTGTGAAATATTCACCCAAATCCTTGTTGCCATGAGTAACACTCTTAAGGAAATATTCAAAGGCATCACCCTTTATATCTGTATCAGTAGCCAAGAAGTTTATTTGACCAATCGTTTTGACAATTTCCTGCAATGTCGACGAGTTGCGAATTGCTAATTGGGGGGAGAATATTTCACCATATTGTTCTGTTATTTTCGGCCAGACTGAATCATGCACAAAGGTATACAGTTCATCATTACTATTCTCATACTTCTCGCTGAAATAACTCCAACAATATTTCTCATCAATTTTTCTTGGTATGCCACGATGCTCATTCAGCCTTTCTGATTCATCAAGTAACTTAAGAAACAGGATTTCAGCAAAGGCTGAAAAACGCTCGTAGCCAAATCTTAAACCCTCTTCCCGCAATAGATTATTTGTGGCTTTGAAAATGGCTAGTAATTCATCACGTGTGTATTTAATGCCCTTAGGGGCTGACAGTAGTTCTGGGCCTTCTCTAATAAACCGCAATGCTAGAAATTGATCAATAAAATCTTGTATTTCTTCACCATCAATTTTTAGCGGTCTGTCTTGGAATATATGCTTTGCTGTAACAAATGTATCATTGAATGCGAAGGCTAATGGGGCATTTAGTGGTTTCGCATAGCGTTCAACGGCTTGTTTCATTGCAGTATCAAGGTCTTCGCCTGGACGCTTAGCCTCAATAACGCCTAAAGGGTGTGTGGTATTTGTCTCATATAGAACATAGTCTGGCTTTTTACCACTAAATAATGCATTCTGTTCATCTGTTCTGGCTTGTCCTTGTGTTACATCACATGTTGGGTCTTTCTCATTGAGATTCCAATGTAGATTCATCAAGCGGATGTTTATCTGGGTACGTGTGTGTTCCTCAAGTGGCGGACGAATCATAGAGACACCCCCTCCCTCCATGTCATTTGCTAGTGCTGTAGTGATATAATCTATCATAGCACTTTTACCTTATGTACGTGTAGTGAGGGGATAGTTGCCAAAGTGTTATAATCAGGGCAAAAGTCCCGCACTTCACAGAATCTTGTGCAGCGCCGCCCATCCCAGCGTTCCTCTTTATCGCAAATGGGGGGTAATCCCTGTTTCTCTAAAGCGGTTAAAAGTTTCTCTCGTTTAGCATGAAAGTAATCCCGTATCTCATCATCGGGTAATTTCTTTATGGGGATTGTGTAAAGTTTGTTTGTAATTCCCCGCTTTTCGGCAACCTCCAACCCTCCGTCTCGGATATAAATTCTTAACAATAAAACGTCTACGGGGAAGGTGGCATCTTGCCAGAACAGTCTATATCGGTTGAGTTGCAACTTCTCATCCTTTAGGTCTGCCATGTCGGGATTAAATCCCCAAATCGGTATCATTTTCGGGGTTCCAGCCTTTCCCCAATACCCAGAGGTTTTATAGACTTCCCCTTCGGGGTCTGGCTTCTTGCCCACCATGACAATCCCCAAAGCTCTGGCGGCGGCATAAGAACCCCAGAATTTATAATCTGACAGGACATGAATACCATCCTCGACTTCGTAATTGTCCGATAACCCTGTCATCTCCTCATCTTCTAAAAACTGTTCCAAAATACTGTGCTTCGTATCAGCACCTTCCAGTTTCTTGTGCCCCTTTGTCCCAGTGAACATAAAAACAAGGTCTTCGGGAGATACAAAATAGTCCTGCGTTAGTCTTAAATAAGCTATCCGTGTCGGAAGGATTAACTGGGTCGTGGACGGCTTCCCTTTCCATTGCCTGACCTGTGCCATCGCCGACATTTGGGATAACGTCCCGCAGCGGCGGACATTAAAGCCATTAACCTGAATAGGCTGGCGGCATTTAGTCAGACATTCCTCATGCCTTATCTTTTCACCATTAGGGCAGATAAAGCCTACTTGCATTCCCAATCCTCCCCATTCCAGACCTTGTTATGTTTCTCCATCATCACAAAGGCAAGCCAAAGTTGTTCCATTGAACCAAAGACACCTATCGGAGTAACGGAATCCTTATACTCCCAATGTCTACGAATAAAAGCATCAAACCTTTCAAGTAGATGGTCTAAATCGCTCGTCCCCTTAACCATCCCCTGTAAATCGTCTTGGCGGGGCAGCCAAGTACATTTTTCAATTTCTTTCCACTCCTCATCTTCTACCCTACCATGATTTAGCCCAAACTCAACCAACATTCTTGATTGGGGATAGGTTGAATCTGTCTTAATGTGATGTTCTTTGTCAATGCTATGGTTTATAAACGTAACTCCCCTAATTCCCTTGTTGGCTGCCACCCAACTGGGGTTCTCATCTTTATAATTATGTTTACTATATACGCTAGTATGGTCTGATTTGCATTTCCGCCTATAAAAAATGAAGTCGGGTATATAAGCCAAATCACCTTTTTGCGGCAGCCATATCCTTTGTATCTCAATTGCCTTCTCGCACATCTTGATATAGATTTCTGAAGTGTCCATTATAGTATCCCCATTTTCCGCAGAAATTCTTCGGTTAAACTTGTTTTTACTCTAACTCCATAGTTGTACCCCGTCCACCACGCATCTTGCCTTATTTCCTCTATCCGTTTCTCATACCAAGAGGGAATTAAACCATACTTTAGTCTCCTCCATATGGTTATGCAAATTCTAACCACCACATTGAGAATAATCGGATAGCAAACACCCTGCCCAGTAGCATGTTGCCAATAGGTTAACCCATACCATTTGGGCATCTTATCATACTCGTTGATTATGCGCTTCATTTCCCTTCTTTATCAGCGTGTGTTGCCATTAGTGCCACGAGTAATTTGTCATAGGTGTCTGCCACGCACTTTACCGCCTCGGCTAATCCCATTTCGGGGTTCATGTAAAACTTGGTTAAATCCACAGCTTGCATTAAACAACACCGCCTTGTCGTCCATACTTCAGCATCCCATGTGTTGCGCTGCACAGGCTTTTCACTCTTTTGCGGAGTTTCGCTAGATGGTGAAACAGGACTGGGGGGTGAAATTATCTCCACTTGTTTGAGATTCCAGAACTGTCCCTCCTTTTCTAACTTCACCGAAAGGGTTAATTTCTTTTCAAAAGCCCATTGAATGCTCTTTTGCAAATCGGGGTCAAATATGCTCTGTTTTGATTCCTTTTGATTCTCGGTATCCACCAAGACGGCGGATAAGTATTCTTTAGACCCGTCTTTGGTGTTTAGCCAATCAGCACTTTTTACAGTTACTTCTCTTGTTATCATTTCTTACTCCTAAAACGGCAAGTCTTTGGATGGAAGGTGGTAGATGAAATGCCAAGTCATAATATTCTTGCCATCTATAAAAAATTCAACCCTATCTAGTTGTCCTTGAATATCAAGTTGCGGTAGATTCATCCACTTTAGAGCTTCTTGTGGGTCTTCCCCCTCAATCTGAATCTTGCCATGTTTTATGTAATCTATTATCATTTCAGTCCTATCTCCTCTCGACATTCTGCCCAACATTGAGAGCACCTGCGTCGTTTACGGCGGGATTTATGAACAATCCCACCACCAATCTCAGCAGGAAATTCTATTTCATTATGTTCAGGATTATCACAATATTCATCTCCCCATTTAATTGCAGCATCAACGCCTTCTTGCCAAGCCTCACCATCTCGTTTGAGCCGCTTGGCAGTTAGTTCGGAGAGATGCCCGTGTGTGGCAATGGCAAGTTCCTCAAACTTCTTGAAATATGGATTCTCATGTTTCATTTCAAACCCCTAACGGCTTGTGCCATTCTCCAACTGTTTGTTCGGCATCTTCTCTGCCAGCTTCATACCCAGCCTCATAGAGTTTATGGAGTTTATTCTTGACCTCGGCGAAGTTAATGGACTGAGGCAGGGTTGGTTTAGTATCAGCAATCCTAGCTACTAGCCAGTAAAGCACCTCATCGGCGGGATGTAAATCCCTGATTCGGGATAAATTAAATCCTACGGTCATTATTCAACTCACCTCTAAATGTAATAAATTACAAGACAGGCTATTGCTAATATGGTTAGCCAAGACGATGCCCAAATAGTAATAAAATGGTTATCCATTATGCCTAGGATAAGCGATGCAATTCCAATACCTAAGCCCATACATATTAAAGGGTAAAAATAGTCCATCTTTTCTCATCGCCTCCAAAATCGAAATTTGCGGGTGTATTTGCGTATTACTAAATCGATAGCTTCCCGCAACAAATCCGATTTGCTTTTGTTTTCCCTTTTCGCTAATTCCTCAAACTCATTAAGTTTCTCAAAGGTAACGGCGGTGTTCAGAAAATGTTCGCTTCCGTGTTTGAAATTTCTTGACATTGTTCTAATCTCCTTATATAGAATAACACCATTGTTTGATATTTGTCAATAGGTTTTCCGCTAATTTTACAAAAAATTTATGGCGGCTTCTTTGCGTGGCTATTTGGGGGGTGAATCCCCGCTTAGTGGGGTGGGCAGAAAATTACGGTCTGTGTGTAGGTGATATTCCCAAGTACGCCCGTATGTGTTATGAACCCCACAAGTTAATTGAACAGGGCTAGAAGCCCGCCCTATGACTTCCAATGCCCATTCATCACCCGTAACTAATGGTGGGCACATTGTGTAGTCGGCTATCGAGTTAATGTGGTCTTTCCCCCCAACGTGCCAGTGCCCGTTATAGGCATAATGGAATCCGCCAACGTAGGCGTAATATTCTTGATACTTTCGGCGTAGAGCAAATAAAGGAACGCCCTGATTAGCCCTCACTTGGTCGCCATGAATCAAAAAGAAGCGAAACCCACGGATGGTAATCAGTTGGTAGAAATCGTCAGTTACGTGAATCTTAATGTTTCTCTGATTCTCCAGTTGTTTCTCTAGTGCTTTGTAGAGGAAATTATCCCAATTGGTTCTAGGAACTGCGGTCTTATCATATTTGCCATGATTCCCCCTCACACCATACCAATCTATCTGAGATACACCCTGAGACAATGAGATTAGAAATTCGCTTAGTATTGGTACAGCGTGGTCGTGTATTTGCCCAAAAGCCCCGACTTTACATTCCTCAATATGCCCGCCCTTGTAAATAGATTCGCCATGAACCATGTCACCCAAGGCGAACACATGTGCATTTCTGATGGGGCGGTGAAGATTGATAATTGTTTCAGTGGAATCTAAAAGATAATCCATGCGGGCTTTGTAAATGGTGGGGTTGTAGGTTGTGGTTTCTCGCCCTACATGGTGGTCGGAAAGAATAATAACAATATCTTCTTCATCTCTTTGTTTTTTCATTGCCTTGAAGGGCTTGATTTTCAAGTCGGGATAGGGGATATACTCTTTTGCTGATTCGGCTAGTGGTGGGATTATCCCACCATTCCGCTTTATACCCCGTTCACGCATCCGCTTTTCATAGCTGGGCTTTTCCATGCCTAATTCCCCAGCTCTCTTTTCCCGCCATTCGGGGGTAGAGGATAGATATGCCTTAACTTCAGTATCCCAGTCTTTTGTCCCTAATTTTGGTATTGCCATAATCCGTAACTCGAAGCTACTTTACCTCCTTTTTGCGTGGCGCTACACATTATTTATATCTTTAGCTCCATAACTTCCTGATAGCATCTTTTGGCTGCGATTTCACAATACTTTTCCTCAATTTCGATTCCAATAGAATATCGGTTTAATTTCTTGGCACAGTAACAGGTTGTGCCTGAGCCGAGAAAGGGGTCAAGAACTAAGTTGTTTTCACTTGTAAACTTTTCGATTAAAGCCAAAGATGGCTCAATTCCCTGTTGCCATTCATGGCTTATTTTTACCCGCTTGCTTTTTATAACATCAGGACACCATCTGGTTTTATTCGCCTCACCGTTACTGAAGACAACAATGGGTCGCCAACGTGAGTGGGTATTTGTCTTAAAATATCTTAAATCACTACTGAGTTGTAATACGCAATAAATCCAAAAGTAATGCCATCTCCTGAATGAATAAATAATACTCGGTACAAAATTGCTGCCACCATATATAGCAATAAAGCCGCCTTCTTTAATAACTTGAATAGTGCCAAGATAATCATAAAATTTCTTTGCAGACTTATTCCACGGCGGGTCGGTCAGCACCAAGTCCACCTTAACATCCAACTGTGGCAATATCTCTTGGCAATCACCGTGATAAATTGTTACCCATTTATCCTGATAGTAGGGTTTCACCCCTTTATTCCATTTCGGTATCTCAGTAATAAAAAAAGAATCGCCGCATTCGTCAGCAAGTTAGCTGATTGTGCAGCGATAAACACAGGTGCTTGTATATAAATTGCGTGGTATAGATAACATGACAAAGCACAGAATAAGAACACATATGTCCATATCGAAACTTTAGTATGCTTATGTTTTAGGATGGAATATAGCTGGGGAATCGGAACGCAGATACCTACCACAAGCCCCGCATATCCGACAATATACCCGAAGGTTAGATATTCTGGCATGGTAATTTTTATGAAAATGATTATTGTCTATTATACACCCCATGTCAAGTCTTGGCTATTCTTTAGCCGTCTTTCGGGCAGCGGTCTAGTTTTGTGGCTTTACTCATAAAAACCCCTTTATGCCTTCTCAGGATGATTACATGACTTTGTGGGGCATTGTAGGGCTACTTGAGAATCCTTGTCTATAAGATAATTTAAGGATAACTCTCTAGGCTCATCTGCCCGATAAACTGTTTTGATTTTATAGTGCGGGTTTGTGCCAATAGCCCATATATCATTATTCTGTGGTTCTGCCTCGAAGGCGCCATTGGGTGTTAGAATAACTAGCCATGCGTGATAGCCTTCAGTAGTTTGTCCCCAGACCTCAAAACAGCCATTAGCCTGATATTTGATGAAGGCTTTATCACAAGCATGGTGAGCGAACTTATCGCAATCTATACCCCTTTCGGTTGCTGTGATGGGTTTATAAGCTGGCATCTCGGCATGTGCCTCTGTTATGATGTCTATCCAGATATTTTCATCAGGGAACCAGAAATAATCATCCCTGAAACCAATGGTGCATGTTACGCCAGCAGCCTTGAATATATTGGCGACTTCAATAGCAGAAAGCACATGCCAAGTTATAGGCGTTTGAGGTTTAAAGTTAAACAATTTGCACATTACTTAAACACCCGTATTTTGCTTATTGTGAAGGGGATAGTCTCACAGAAATTGGGAGTGCAGATGATGGGATGCTTGCCAACTTCGAGGTCTTTGTATTCCCCGTCATTCTGTGGTTCGATATACATCATCTCGACCTCGCCATCCTGACAAATCTCAAAAGCTACGGCGGTATGTCCGCCGCTGGGGTCTTCCGCAACGTTAATTACCACAAGCCAAGCGGGATAACCAGCCTGCCAAGCGTTATGAATTAGGTCGGCAGCGAAGCTATCACATTGGTAATCTACAGTGTAGGGATTCTCGTTGGTCTTATCTGTCTCCAGAAAATCGAGTATTGTTTGACGTTCTGGATACAGAACACACAGGTCATAATCTATCTGGCACTCTAGGGCATCCTTGAAACCCACTGTATAGCCGATATGATAACTTGTGTCTAAGGATTGCTCGTTTAGCTTGATAGCCCCATATCGCCCCTCGGTAAATCCCCTATCATAACAAGCCCAACCAATCAGGATACAGAAGATGAGTAGGGCAAGTATAATGGCGAAAAGGGTAATCGGTCTTTTCATCTAATCGCCCCAAAACTCAGCGTATCTTCCGTTTAAGTATGCGCCTACGTTTTCCATCCAATCAAGGGCTACGCCGTAGTTCTGCCTACCCATGTAATCGGCTTTTTGTCTCAGGCTTGTCCATTTACAAGAAAGTGAAGTTTCACACGTAGTGCAACCCTTATCATCGTTCAAATGTTCGGCAGCATAGAGAACGGCATCCTTTTCCAGGAAGTCATCCAGCTCATTCTTTAAGCCCCAAATGGACGAGAAATAGCGATTGACAAGTTTTTTCAGGTATTCTCCCCATGCTGGGTCTTGCCAACTATACCGTCTTGCTCCTCTGTTCCATGCGTGGTAAAACTTTGTAGCGGGGTTGTTGACCGAGTAGACACCTTCTACAGATGATTCGATTTCAGCATCAAAGGCTGTTTCATTAAAGGGTTCTTTGATTACTTTCTCCTCAACTATGTCTGCGGACACTGTAGTATTATCTACCGCAACCGCAGTATTTTTTACTACCTGCCCGCCGTTAACTTTTGGGGATTCATCCTTTTTGCTGGAGCCGTTGAAGTTAAAGTTCTTTACAGCTGTATAGCCAAACCAGAATAAGAGAACTCCACCAGCCAGAGCAAACATTTTGTCTTGGTCATAATTGGCAGATGCTAAACTGAATAGGATTATCACAGCTATTACGGTAATCATCGGTTGCATTAAGCCCTTTATGAAGTTAAGTATCTTATCCATTTTTACCTCCTATTTATTCTATATCTTAACTGGTTTTCTCCAGATTGTTGCTGCTCATTTTGTTGAACTCATGCTCATTTTGTGTAGCGGTGCACAAATGTTCGGCACGTTGCCGATAAACACAGCCTTCGATAGTGCATTTCCATATAGACCAGACAGGATTACCCGCATCATCTCGCTTTGTTATAACTCTCTTTAGCGGGACTTTATGTATTTGGCAATAAAGTTGATATGGTACGAAAACTCTCCATGATTTTAACCTACTTCCCTAAACCCAAAACTGGGGAAACATATCTGACAAATTCCTCTCGTTGCCCTGAGTTCCATAAATCACAGGCTTTTTGTGCCCATTCATTGCCCTCAATAGCGCAAGAGGCGCAGGCTTCAAGCGCCTGAAGCACATCGGGGTTCAGCCCCAGCGCCAGATGCCGCATCTTCTGTATTTCGTTTTCAGTAAACATTTGCTCCATTAACTTAGACCCCTGAAAAATAAGGCAACCAATCCAAGCAAAATAGCGGATACAAGACCTAAAATTATCTTAGTTCTCTCATCAAGGCGGCTAACCTTTTCATAAAGACATTTCAAGTGATTGTCCTTGATGTCAAAAACCATACCCTTTAATTCTTGTATCTCATCATTTTGCGTTCTTTTCTTTGGCATTGGAATATCCCTTTCTTAAACGTCAATTAAGTATAAAATTTGTTGAAATCGTTCCCAAACTCCCCCCGCTACATTATAGGTAAAATCATAACCCGATACTCGATAATTTCGGTCTATCCCACAAGTATCATCTTTAATACTATATACATCCCATTGTTCCAACCCACAATTAGGTGGGGTAACTATCGAACTTAATTTTTGTTCCCGTTTAATTTTGGTGAGTAATCCATCTGCTACACTTTGCATACTCTCAGTGATATTAGAAGCAGAAAGAATTTGAAATTGATAACCACCCAATGCAATTTGCGTATTATCGGTAGCATCGCCATATATCGGATTGCCATCATCATCTTTGCCGATTGCTGCTATAAAGTTAGGTCGTAGCCCTGTGCCATATTTGCCAGTTAAAATATAGTGAATAGGCGCAGCAATCCGATAACCTCTATCTGCGGTGGAAGTCTGTGAAGTCGCCCCCGTCATACTAACCACGCATTTAAAGTACCGCCCATTGCCAGTACTGGGCGCACTTGTGTCATTAAAGGGGTCAGTTACAGCGCCACTTATATTTGAATAATCGGCATCTGAATCGGCAGCAGACCTCTGCCATTGATAAGTCAATGTGGTAGTTCCTTTATATCCCGTGTCAGTTGAACTATCCGCACTATTGCCAGTATCATTAAAGGCAACTACCTTGTAAGTTCGGGAACTGCCATTAGAGGCTGATTCCCCACTTAGGCTTAATGTAACATAGCTATACGAAGTACCATCGGAAGCCGCAGCCGTACCAGGTGTGATTGTTGGTGCTGAGGCAGCAGTATCATCATAAGTAGCCACATTCCCCAATGTATCAAGTAGATTACTACCTTCATAAACTTTATACCCCGTTGCGCCTGTGGCTTTAGTCCACGTTATAGTTACCTTATTGGAGTAAGTCCCGTCAGTGGCGGCTACGTTGGTTGGGGCAGCAGGCTTAGTTAAAAAGGTTACTTCTGCGCCTTCGCCTGTTCCAATGGCGCTTGTAGCATAAGCTATATAATATATCGTAGTCCCCGTAGGGAGGGAGGTTAGACTTAGGGTATATGTTCCAATCCCAAAGTCGCCATCTTCATAAACATCGTTGCCATAAACCCCAGTACTTGTTCCCCACTTAAAACCCCGTCTAGTACAATTCCCCCCACTCCTCAAGTCCACTATTTCGCCATTCCCCGTAGCGGTGGTAGCTTCTATACTGGTTGCGGCATCAGTATCCACATCGGGGGTAGCGATTCGATAACCCCTATCAGCAGTCGAGGTTTGCGGGGTTGCACCTGTCATGCTCACTACACATTTGAAATATCTACCACTTCCATCGCTAGGTGCCCCAGTGTCGTTATAGGGGTCGGTAGTCCCGCCATCTATGGCTGAATAATCAGCATCGGAATCAGCAGCAGACCTTTGCCATTGGTAAGTTAGGGTAGTAGTACCCCGATAGCCTCGGTTATAGGCGGATGTAGCTTGTTCCGCACCTTCCGCATCTAAAACACATTTGTAATATCTACCCTCTCCATTAGAAGCAGTTTCCCCAGATAAACTTAAGGTTACATATGATTGAGAAGTACCATCGGAAGCCGCAGCTGTACCAGCCGTAATAGTTGGTGCTGGGGCAGCCGTATCGTTATGAGTGGAAGATGTAGCCCCAACTATATTAGAGTAATCTGTATTGCTATCAGCTGCGCTTTTTTGCCACTGATAAGTTAAACTCCCCACGCCACGATAGCCTGCATTGGTAGAGCTATCGCTACTATTACCCGTGGCATTGAAGGCTACGACTTTATATGTCCTAGATGTACCATTATTGGTAGATGTTCCACTTAAAGATAGGGCGACATGGGAAGGCGAATCGCCATCAGTAGCCACTGTAGACCCAGCCGTAATAGTTGGTGCTGGGGCAGCCGTGTCATTATAAGTAGCCACATCGCCAAGAGTGTCAAGTAAATTGCTTCCTTCGTATACTTTATATCCAGTAGCGCCAGTTGATTTTGTCCATGTTATAGTTACCTTATCGGTATAAGTACCATCGCTCGCTGCCACGTTGGTTGGGGCAGCTGGTTTGGTTAAAAATGTTACCTCATCGCCATAACCCCAATTGCCATTATCATTTTCGGCGCAAGCCCTAACATAATATGTAGTTCCTGAATTATAAGTACCAGCATCATAATCAAATGTTTCGGCGATAAAAGTCCCTACTTCAGTCCAATTATTCGCATATCCTGAAGATGCTGGAGCCACATTGCCTGGGTCGCCATGACTTGAAGTATCCCAAACAAAACCCCGTTCGGTAATATCGGTATCATTGATTGTCGTTACTTCGCCATTCAGTGTGGCGGTGGTAGCTTCAACGCTGGAAGCAGCGGCAGTATCTAGTATGGGGGCGGCTTCTTCAATACCCCAACCAGCCGTCAGGTCATAATAAAAATTATCTGTTGTTAGTCCCGTTGGGGGGTCATTAGCGGAAAAGGTAAAGGTTGCATATGTTGCCGTTTTATACCTATAGGCGTGAGCGGCTGTACCATATTGTCCAACATTGGCATTATCGAAACAAATCCCCAGCCAATAGTCGGTACTTACTGTTATAGGGGTCGAGGTGAAAGTTAATGTATTTGCCCCGCTAGAGACAGCCTGTCCCGTTTCCATTGCGGTAATTAAAGCGCCTGGTGCGCCTGAGTTATCGGCGTATAGGGCACATTTAACATTCCCTGAAGCCCCTGCCACAAATTTAAACTCAGTCATATTGCCAGTAGCTACGGCTGTCCATTTAGTTAATCTAAAAAGACCCGCTATCTCATTTGAGCCAGAGGAAGCATCACTACCGAGAAGTTTAATTGTCATTTGTTTCCTTTCTAAGATGTAAAGGCATAAGAATAGGTTGATTCATCGCTTGCTTGGGGATAACTAATCGTTGCATCCGCCCCGAAAAAGCGGATAACATCGGGGACATATTCAAACAACTGCTTCATAGCATCGCCAGCAGTCCCCCCAGGTCGAATATAAATCGCTGGGGTTAGTGAAGTTATAAGGCTACTTCGAGATTCATAGCTTAAAGTCCCACCGATTGCCTGAACTAAAAAATCCACCATTTCATAGATGGTATATTGGTCATAGTGGACATTCCATTCAACAGTAGATGTAAAGATATATTTATCCAATTTTGCCCAAGCATTAACGCAGAGCAATGCTAAGCGGCTTATCCCCGCCTCTCGGAAAAATTGATAATTTTCCAAAAAATACCTTGCTGATTCCGAATATTCATCCCCACTTGCTGTATTATAGCCGATAAAAACATTTATTCGGCTTCCAAGATTTAGAGGGGTTAAATCCCCCGTCCCAATAGTTGCATATTGCCCCGAACTATTATCGAGAATAAATAATTGACCCGATGCTTCCCCGTCCCTAACCTGCTCAGTAATACTTATAATATCCGCCTGATTGATGGTTATCTTATCCCCCGCACCAGTTCCTGCGCTCGGTACTTCCCAGAGATAATGACTGGGCGCTCGCCAAACCTCGGAAGGTTGACAGGCATATATCCACGTATCATCGGCTGCCAGTGCCATGCCAAAGGTAGCAGTATTAGCCAATACACGGGCATCAGCAAAAAGCCCTTCCTCAAAAGTCGTCCCTGGTTTCAGGAGATAAAAGTAACTATTCCCATCATGGAATAGCGCCATAATTACTCCTGAATAACTTTTAACAATGAAAACTTGGGCACAAAGAATTGTGGTAGGGTGTGCGATTTGGTGGATATTCAAAGTTGGATTATGGGTTACATCGGCAAAGATTCTCGAAACGTGTTTAATTCTAGCCAAGCTCCTAGTAGCTTCATCTAATGAGGATTGGGTAACTTTACCTCCTGACAAGAATAATAATGGGGATACGGTTTCTGGCGAGGGTGTTCGCCACGATACGGTTTCTAAATTTATCGTTTCAGGTGTGATAATTTTGGTATCCGTAAAACTTATTTCCTCAATATCCCATATGTTTGTAATATCATCAAAAATCACCGCGTAGATATAGGTAACTCCTGGAGCGACATAAGTTAACACTATTATATTCCAATCGGTATCAAAATACATGGCTAACCCACACCAAATATTGCCATCTTCGCCCACTCCAAACTCATACCAGTTTCCCCAACTTCCAGAAATCCGCTTTTTTATCGCCAGATAAAATCTCCCCCCCCACCCCAGCATCCCATCAGCCACAAGGGCGCAATCACCATTGGGTTTATATGCCAATGAGATATATGTCCCCACCCGCCCAAAAGCGGGGGGGACATGGGCATAGAGAGTATAGCTTCCCCAAATTCCTGTTTGTGTCCAACTTCCCCACGTTGCACCATTGTCTGTAGAGACTTTAATCCCCTTTTCGCAGACAATTAGCATTTCGGTTGTGGCTGGATTAGAGGCTATAGCCACACAATTATAAGTTAATCCCGTTTCGAGAATTGTCCATGTAGAGTAATCTGATTCCGTGGTAGGTGTAGCGATTCTTTGATGATACAATTTATTATCTGTTCCGATATAAACTCTATTCAATGAACCATCGTTGCCTAGCGCTACACCATGTTGTGAATCAGTATATTCAGTCCCGCCATCATGGAGTTTAAACATTTCCAGCCCTGTTATTGCTTCCCCACCCGTAGAAGACGGGTAGCCAAAAGTTTGAGCCTCTAATTTAACAAGTGGTGTGCCATCACAAAGTTTTTGCTTTTCTAGCAAAGTTTCTGTAAGTGAACGCATTTATCCCCTCGAACTTCTATATGTGATTCCATCAGCAATCCGACCCATTTTGCCGAGGGCAACTTGGTATTGTTGCCATTTCTTGTCTGCCCATGATTGATATGCCCGAACTAGATTATTAACATTGATTGCTTGCTCAGCGTGAGCTATATAGGCTTGCGCCTGGTTTGTGTAAGTTGCTCCACCCGATAATTCTTGTACGGCAAGTTGAAGGTAATCACTGTTGGTTTTAGCGCTATCAAGATATGACCTAGCTTTATCTAATCTCCCTGCCCCTTCTTGAACACGAGTCCTTGCCATTTCCACGTAATGCCCTGCCACATCTTCGCCAGGGTTAGGTTGGTTGACATAGGTTATAGCTGAGGTAATATGTGTTCCTATGGCATCAAGGGCGGTCTCGACATCTGCCAAAGTATTAGAATATGAAGTCAAATCAGCACCGAGATTAGTACGCCCTGTTGAAAGGTCTGATATGGCTTGGGTAATTCTGGCTGAGACATTGCCTATTGCTGTGGCGGCACTGGCTAGTTTGGATGTTATATCCGTCATTTTAAGTTGTGCATAATTGGCAGCATATTCGGTAGCGGCATGAGCTACCACGCCCAGAATCATTGTAGCGTCATGCGAGGTAGGCAGGTCGGAAGTTGAGGAAACAGTATAATCCCCGCCGTAAATTATCCGAGCACAACTTAAATAATCACGATATTTAGTTAAGTTAATTGTATCCGCCGCAGTTGATTCTTCAAAGGGTTGGTCTAACGTTAAGGCAGTATTGCTTACCACCTTAGCTATACAGTAATATTTCGTGCCACTCGATTTACAAATTAAGTCGCCATCAGATAACTCGCTCGCAAAAGCTGTACCCGACCCCGTAACGCTTCGGCTATTTATTGTGAATGTAACTGTCCCCGTAAGCGTTCCGCTGGTAATATCGGGGATTTCTTCAAGGTCGAGCATTATAGTTGAACCGAATGTGGTGAATCTACGATAAATAGGCTCGTAGGGGTCATTGCCGACAGGGTATTCCACCCTGATAATATCCCGCATGGTAAGAGGGCTTACATCAATGTCCTTAGTGTATTGAATGATAGCTAGATTGGCTCTTTTTAAAAGCGGTTCTTCATTAGCCATTTCCCGAAGAACGTTATCGAGGATTGTCCCCAATTCATCATCAGTCCATGCGCTTGCTACAGGTTCTTTTAATGCCTGCCTCACGGCAGTTACTACGGCAGTTCTAATCATTTGCCTTTCCTCTTTTTGATTTCTCCAGCATGGCTTTTGCCACTTTTGTCATAACAAACATGCATATATTTATCATCCTTTAACTTGATTGTCCTAACACGCCCGCCTTCCCTAACGCACCTTTCAAAATCTGCTGGCATTTAAATCTCCTCAAATTTATTCCACATACGGGTTATGCCACCTGCGGGGGTTATCATGCGTTAAGCCATCCAAACACCACGTATAGGTTGCATTAACTAGGGATATTATCTTTGGAGCAAGACGGTGGCACTGAGGACATGGCGCATTTTGCCTATCCTCGAAGGGTTGCCTATATTCAAACTTCCCGCAATCGGGACATTGATATTCATAGAGTGGCATTTAATCTCTTAACTTCCCGTAGGTTTAGTTATTTTTATAAATTGAATATCCCCGCATTTAGGGCATCGACAATCAAGGGCATTAAGTTGCATTGCATCATTCCCGCAATCAGGACACTTCATTAGCGAATCCCTTGAAATAGATGGCTTCTTTTCCTCAATGTGTAGCGCTACGCTTTCAACGATTACGGGCTCAGATACAATCTCCTGTGTGGTCTCTATTTCTGAATCAAGGGATTGGGGAACAACTGCATCGAGATTTTTGGGATTTTGAGAACACATATTGATATGCCTGCCATCTATCCCTGCCTTCCCGCAAAATGGACAATCTTGTTTCATAATTCTCCTTTACACATAGCCCACTGTAACGACACAACTAGTGGTAGATACATCGAGATAGATACCTGTGCCGAAGTAAATCGGTGGGTCAAATACGAAATGTGCAATACTGTCGCCATTGAACTTAATGCCCCATTTATCCGTGCCGCTATTATTTGTACTATCGTTTAACTCAACCTCCAAGTCGGCTGTATCGCTAACGCTAATCCAGAAAACTACACCTGGCGCACTTTTTATTGCCGTGTCTCCAGATACTTTACTCGTTTCACAACACGCCGTGTTTTCCCAGTTGTATTTAGGTACTGCCATATTAACCTCCTATTCTAATTCCTCGACCTCAAGTTCAATCACTATTCCCTTTTTGACCTTGAGTTTTCTTATATAATGGGTCTGTGAATCAAACTCCCCCGTTATGCCCTCATCATCGTCTGCGCTAACCACCCCTATAAAATTGACATCCCCAAAATCCCCGCTAAAATCCCCGCTAAAAACCACCTGTTCCCATGTAAGTGGGTCTAAATCTACAGCCTTATAAAAGGTATTATTGGAAGGTTTGAACCATAGGAATCCCAAATCAACTCCTGAAAAGCCGCTTAGGACAAGGGGTTCACCTTCGATAATTTCTACTTCTTGTTCTTCAGGCTGGGTTTCACTCACAATAACCTTACATCTAGCCATTTTATCACCTCATAATTTTTCCCCCAATGCTGCTAGGATTTGGGGTAAATCAAGGGCGAATAATTTCGCCCCAACGTCATTATTTTTCATCTGCTTAATAATCCAATCATATTCATTATCTTCCAGAATAAGTTTATCCTGGCAATTCAATTTATCTCGTATCTTAAGAGCTATCTGAATATTATCTATGGTCATCCTATCTCTAGGGTAGGAACGGATTAAAATATTTATAACGTCAATTATCGTGGCATCTTTGACCACGGGTTCTTCTATGAGTTTCCCCGTCATGTCCCTAATGCCCCGCTTATTCTCCTCCATTATAGGTTCGCCCAAGTCATCATAAGCCACGCATTTAATGGGCTTGCCATAGAAATCGGGGATTATTTTTATACATATTTCCTTCATAAACTCCTTAATGGCGGTTGATTAAGGCTCAACCGCCAAAGCCTTTAGTTTATGCGTCAGGTGCGTCTGAATAGGTTACAACATAACGTGCGTTACCATTGATAAGCACCTTAAAGTAACCTGCTTCTGTGTCACCAGAGCCAGTATCGGTATCACTCCAAACACCACTACAGGTACTTTGGAGGTCAAGGATAGCACCCCAGTTGACATTACCACCAGCGGTATCAACTCTCAGGACACTCACGCCATTGGTGATTGTACCATGATAGTTATTGATACACCTAATGTGGTAGGACGAAGTAACAGTCCTAGAAGTTCCAGAGTCACTACCGAGGTTGATTTCCAAACCCTGAGATAGCGTTACCGTACCTGCGGAAGTACCTTCAAGGTCTATTGCTATTTTAACACCGCTGATAGTCCCAGCAGCGATAGCATCAAGAACTTTTGGTGTAACCTCAATACCCGTCAAGCTAGTAGTGCCAGTTGCCGCCAATGCTGATTTAAGTTGTACCATGATAACATGACCGCTGGTAGCACTATATTCGACATTGGGTAATTTGAGATTACCGAAGGCATAAGTGGGATTGACAAAGGCTTGTTGTGTGGAATTCATTACACCCACACATACGCCCTGGTCATTGGGACAAGTTGTCCCCTCGTATGCACCCGCCGTGTTGCTGGCAAAAACCCTATCACCTGCCGTAGCCGTACAGGAACTACCGAAGTCTATAACGGCACAACGGTAACATTGGATTTCATTACCACTCGCCGTACATTTTTCGGCAGCTACAAGTTCTGGATAAACCTTTGGAGATGAATTTGTGTCTGCTCGTTTCCAACCAGATGCGTAACCAATAAGGTCGCCTGCATTACAGGTATCCGTCAAGGTGATTTTGAGAGCGTGTTCAGGGAAACCTGCGATTATTACCCTCCCACCAGTTGTATTATCTGCAAAAGCCATTTCTTATACCTCCTATGATTGGTCTGAGCAACCAGTTAATACGGCTGCGCATTTCTTGCCGAGCATAACGACCGCACAGTCCCAAGCGAACCTGTTTCTGTATGCCCTTTTGGTTTCCAATTCGCCCAAGTCCTCATGTTCCATTGCCCCATTCTGAATACCACACACGCCATAGTTCGGGTCGAACTTCAGCGCCAAAATCACTGAATTATCGGCGGAAGTGGACGAACGGGTAGCTGATTGGTTGATAGAAGCAATAGTTAGAACACTGGAAGAATTGTCAATATGAGTATCCAGCATAAAATCATTGATTATAACTGGAATCTCATTGTATAGTGCGATGAATTTGCCAAATTCATCTTGTCCTGTCCTTAATGGTGAAGTCGATGTGGTAGAAGCAATAGTATTGCCCAAATAACGCCTTATCCTTCTATCCATCATTAGAACATCTGGTTTGCCTGGTCGTACTGCGTCAATCGTCTCGTCCAATTTAGCACGAGATAAAACCGCATGGGTAGCATCATTGGCTATAACCTGGTCATTCTTCCCAGCAGCACCATTAAGGTCAGCTGTAGTAAGAGCAGTAGTTTCATAGTTTGCAAGCCACTTCAAAATGCCCTTCAATTCCTTTGTCGAGGCAGTTGTGGTGGTTTGCCCGTAGATGAAAGCCCTATCGAACTCATGTGCCATAGCTTTCGCCTTGCCTTCAATATTAACGGCTCTTATATCGTTAATATCACCCTTTGTTTTAATGGCGAACTTGTCGGTGTCCACATCACCACCCAATGTGGTTAAGAGAACACCACCCTGCGCCCACACATTTGCACTTTCAGCCCACGTATCTCCAACGGTATACCAGTTCACCGCAGCCATTGAAGATTCGATATTAAAGTAGAAATAGTTGCCAACGTGTTCTTTAAAGGGCAATCGAGCCAATAAAGGGCTTTCTTTAACTATAGTATCCAACACACCCCTAAGAACTTTGTCATTGGTGAGTGTGGAATACTGAGCTAAAGTATTCAATTTTTACCTCCGTTTATTTTTTCTTTTGCGCCTCCGCTAAGCCTTCCCTAATCCAGTCATGGGGAGCATAATGCGACTTATCTGTAGCCCCCCCAGCACTTAACGGAGATGCGAGTGGGCGTTCGGCTGGTTCAGTTTTTTCAACATCCCCCGCTGTTTCTGCCTGTACCACCTGTTTGGTTTGATGGTCTAGGGCATACGCCTTCATATCTCGAACATCAGAAAACACCAAGAGTTCATTAAGTTCTATCCCATGCTTAGTCGCCAATTTTTGAGCCTCTTCTTCCAGTTCTTCCTTTTCGTAACCTTTCAATTTGCTCTCCAATCGCCTGTATTCCTTGCCTTGCCTGACTTCAGATTCGGTTATAGTAGCTAATTTTCTTAGGTACTTATTAGCCGCCTCTTTGCCATCTTCGGGCAAGCCGTCCTCAATTTCGCCATGCAATTTAGCCACCATTTCCTTTAACACTTGGGTGTCTTCGACTTGCCCCTCGGCAGTAGCAAGTTCTACTTCCAATTCAGCAACTCTATCCTTTAGTGTTTGATTTTCAGTACGGAGACTACTTTGCATTTTGCTGTATTGAGTTTGGGTATACTTAAGTTCCTCTTTGCTTTCTGTCGGAGTTTTGGCTTTCTTGTCCTGAGTTTCGCTCGAAGGCTTTTCCTGCGAGTTTTCCTGAGAAGTTTGTCTGCCTAACTGCGATTCGTCCATGTAAACCTCCAAATTTAATTTATTCCCCTTGACAGGGGATGTATAATATAGGCATGATAATATTCAAAAACTCTCTAATGTTAATCGGTTATGCCCTATTGGGTACATTACTGGCTACGGGTATTACATTGCTATATACCCATTGGTTATGTATATCCGTTTTTGCGGGGATAGCCGAGAGGTATTATTTGGGCTTTTGTAAACTATTCAGCATCAGGTTTACGCCCCGCCCTTTTCAATATCCGCAACTCCTCTTGTTTCGCTATCGCTCTTGCTTCTTGGATAGCATTATTAAGAACATCTGCGGACACCTTAGATTTATTGCCAATCACAGAAATCATTTTCTTTTTAAGTATTTGCCCTGCCAATACCTGATAATTATAGAGTTCCTGCTCATTAAGTTTATATTTTTTCTTGCCATCTGTTATGGAATCGCCCACAAAACCAGGGCTAACACCAGCATCTGCCATCACTTTAGTAATTTTATCATCCTTTTCCGTAGAATAAGCATAGGGCATTAATGCGGGGGTTTCTCTTGTTTGGGGTTCGCCAAATATATTTATTTTAGGATTTACTTTCTGAGATAATCCTGGTATGTTGGATTCTATTTGTTCCACAAAAGTTTGGGGGGCACGGACTGTAGTATCAACTGTTTGCGCCATCAATCTAGCCGTACTACTGCCAGGCATTAAATTGGCGAGCATCCTTTGAAAATACCCCTCACCATATCTATCGGGTTCAACTAGCGCATTAAGTGTGTCTGATACGCCTGTCAAGAATGTCTGATTGGTTATATTCTGTAAAATACCGAAGGCAAACCCTTCTGCTAATTCATCCAGGTTTTTATCCTTATCGGCTAATGAATCCGCAATAACTGAGGCTTGCAAAAACATTTGATTAAATGGTTCTAACCGCTGATAAGATATCCATTTATTGCCTATCTTTAATGAATACGGCTGTTTGCCAAGCCGATAAAACTCATCCCGTTCCCCAACAGTTCTGGGGGCAGCCCCAGTTATCAACCCATCCCTTGCATAGATGGTTACTGCCAGTGCTACTATTGTCCCCATAGCCCAACGTGCCAATAAATCACTGGCTTCAGGATTCTTTTTAATTAAGTTATTTATTAACTTGGGGTTAAATATTGCCATAGGCGACCTTTCAATCCCAAATTTAGCCAAGTTCACGGGGGTTTTAACAAAGGGAATAATAAGTTGAATTGGCTTTACCCCCTTGCCAATTTCAATGTCCCTTAACTTCATTATTGAATTAGCAAAATCAGATTGCGCCCTAAATAATCGGTATTCCGATATTTTGTTGGCGGATTTGATTAACTCCTCTGGCGAGTCATTTATAAGGACATTCAATCTTCCATAAAGGTTATTGCCCCTAAATCCCTCTTTACTAGCCATCCGATATGCCTCTGACCTTATGGCAGCAGATTTATTGATGGATTTAAATAATTCATCAAAAGCATACATCAGGTCTGTATTAAAGTTAATTACTCGTCCCAATTTCCCCTTAAAGGCTCTGGGTCTTGTCATTTCAGCTTTTAATGCAGTCCCTGATATTTGCCCCGATTTCATTACCTCAAGCCATGCCCTTACACCATCTGGTATACCCGTCCAAGCGCCCACCAAATCTTGAACTGCCTCACCCATAAATCGCTGTCTTGCCCTACCCCCCATTCTCGCCAGGGGAGCTTCCATCATTGCTGCCCCAAACTTTTCTACGGGAGATAAAATAGAGGCAATCGCATTACCACCAAAATTTACAACATTAGACTTAAGAGATATAAAAGAGTTATAAAGAACTTCAGTAAAATAATCACCCAAACGTGGCTTAGTAGATTGGCTAAATATCCCTACAGCATCATAACCAAATACCTTTTTAAAATATTCCCTCTCAAAAGGTCTTGGTATGCGCCAATCTTCAACCAATGCCCTCATTGCCCTAGCCGCATTTGCCTTTTCCCAGACATCCAATTCGGAGGATTTATAAATCATACCTTCAAGAACTTTGGCATTTTCGGAGGTTATAACCATTTCCCTTTCGGTTAAACCTATATCGGTAAGGAGCCCCGCCCGTGCCTTGTTTTCCTCCGCTATGCGCTCTATCCCTTCAAACTCCTGTTGCGCCTTCTCCAGACGTGCTGTTTTCCTCGCAAGTTCTGCCTGCCGCTCCGCAGTTGTGGTTTCCCAAATCTCATCAAATTTTTTCGATGTTGCAATTAAATTATCGACCGCCGCACGTTCCTCTGTATTAAATTGCTGTCGGATAATCATTTTAACATTAGAAAGAGATTTCTTTGTATTGCTGGTCAACGAATCAAAAGATGCCACCTTGCCTTTTTGTGCAGTTCCCCAAGCTGCCCTAACTGCCGCATTTATCTCAATTCCAACTAATCTCGCAAATTCCTCAATTGTTTTTACCCCTGCTTCAATATGCACCCTTGCAAGTTCGACAAGGGCGGTATACAAATTCGCTTGCTTTTCAGCATTCTCTTTTAAATTGGCGGTTATGCCAGTTTGCTTAAACGCATCCCACGCATCCTGTACGGCAGCCCTAGCTTGTTCTTTCTTAATATCGATTTCTGCCTTAATGGATTTTTCTATTATTTCTGCTCTCCCCTTACCCACAACGGCTGCGGGAGTTTCGGGCGGTTTGGCTTCAGGCGCAACAGAGCCACGCCTTTCAGCTTCCGTGGTAATCTGAGCTTGTCGTCTTTCCACAAATTCAGACTTCTCTAATCCACGCTGGACATCATCAGCCAGCCATTTCGCCGAATCTTCGGGCATATCAAGGCTTAAAGTCTTAATTACCTGCTCTTGAGATTCCCCATTAAGAAACATCCTCTCAGCAACCAATCTTCGGCTTGCCCTGATTTCGGATGGTACATTTTCAAAAGAGGCGGGCATTTGTCCTGCCATCACCCGCTCGCCTTGTGCGGCGCTACGCACATAGGTCTTGCCTGTAAGGGGGTCATCATATCGTTCAGGTGAGCCAACATCAGGGATAGCATCCCCCTCTTTTATTTCTCGGAAGGTAACTTTTCCCGTTTTAGCGAAAGTCCCATCTGCCTGTTTAACCATACCCGCTTCAAATGGCTCATTTGGCTTGGCAACTTTAGTAACGGGTACGGTAACTTCCTTCGGGGCTATCTGCCTTTGTAATGCCTTTATAACCCTAGCCTCGGCTTCAGCGATTATGGGTTCTGCCTTTATCCCCAGCTTAGAGGCTTCTTTTCTGGCGAAAGTTAAGACTTCCTTTCTGGAAGTCCCAGTGATAAATTTAGCCGCTATTTCACCAGTAAGTCTTTCTGTGGGAGTAATAGCTTGGGCAGTCCCGCCGAATGGAATCCAATTTATAGGATTAGAAATATCAATAATTTCTTTTGCACCGAGAGTATATTCCTTCCCTGGGATTACCCCTGCCGTGGTCATTAAATTTGTCCAATCTGGCGGCTCCCATAATGTATAGGGTTCATCTCTGAAAAATGAACTAACTCCAAGTCTCCAAACATCAGCCGCTAAGTCATATAAATTCAGGGCTTCTCGTATCTGTTGGGGAACTAATACTTGCGTGGCAAGCCATTTGCCGATATTTTTAACCCTTTCGGGCATAGAACCCTCTAATAATTTAAAACGTTCTTCCCCCTGCTGTTTCTCTTTAGCCCAGTATTTCGTGAATGCATCCTCAAATTCTTGCCATTTCGTAGGCGGAGCGTTCCACGGATAGCCAGTTTCAGGTCTTATCCCAGTTTCTATTTCCTCTGTTGTAGCTGGGCGCATGGAAACCAATCTCCCGCCTTCCCCAATCTCAGCCCCAAGAGGCAAAATAGTTTGGAAATAAGCCGCTATATCATCATCGGTAATATCGGGGATTAGCTTTTTAAGCGCCATCCTAGAAGTTGGCGTATCCCCCATTCTACGCATAATGCGGTTAAAGGCTTCTGGGTCATTTGCCACCCCTTCACGGAAAGCCGTAATCCCACTATGGGGAATTGAATTGACAAAATCAGTAAATTCATCTGGATTATCCAATATTTCCCGTGAGGACAATATTTCACCTTTGGGAGTCTTAAATGTATTACTCGGCAATATTGTCCACCCCCTAACTTCAAAAGCCATGCCCATATTTGTCGCTATTGGAGTTATCTCTGATGGGATACTAGGTTGAAGTGATTTTGCATAATTCTCCCTAGCTTCCTGTAACCTAGTTTCTATTTCTTCGATAGTATATCTATCAAATCTATCCTGTTGCCAAGAGATTCTTTTTTTGTAAAGTTTAGCCATAGGGCTATCGGGTATATCGGGGTCTTCACTTCTTAATTCCTCGTATTTCCGAAAATTAGATTGAAAGGTTTCATATCTATTTAGCTCTAATTGCCAGCGCTCTACTTCAAGTTTTTCGGGAGTATCCAATGCCTTTTCTTTGGCAATATCATCTTGAAGCCCCTGAAAATCTATTATACGAGTAGGGGTATTAGATTGCGCTGGATATTCCGAAACGGAAGGAAGATACCTTTGATTTCTTCCTGCAAAGCTAACCATATCCCTAAATTCCTCTGGTGATTTAGCCTTTGCTATTGTCCCATCGGGCATCCAAATTGAGAGGGGAACATTTGAATCAAACCAATCCTTCGGGATTAAGCCTGGCGACCCATATTGCCCTTCCTCTAGGGGTGTCCATGCCTTTAAGAAAAATTGCTCGTAGGGAATTCCATATTGATTATAGACATCCAGCGAACTGCCATATTGGGTTTTAATCCTCCTGGGTTCACTGGGCATAGAAAGGTCTGCGGGCTGTTGATAGTGCCATTGAGGACGGCTTTCTGATATTTCAGCCTTTGGTTCGGGCTTCGCCAACAATGCGGCACGCCTTTCTTCCTCCCTGCGCCGTTCCTCCCCCTTTTTGCGCTTTTCTTCCTCTGATTCCTCTGGGGTTATTCCCCACGGAAATTTAATTTCTTTACCCAACATTGAAATTGGCATTTTATTTCATCGCCCTCTTGCGAAATGGATAATTTCTAGCCAATGGCATTTCGGGCTGATTTATAGAAGTGGCTATATTCCCCATAGTCGGCTCGATTTCCTTTGGTGCTTTAGTAGCAGGCATAACAGGCGGCAAATTAACATTCTGCCGTGAAATCAAATCTAACAGATTGAGCAATTTAGATTCGCCCACGCCTTCGGGATTTATCATATTTTTTATATCCCTGATAATATCCTTTTGTGATTTAGGCATTTTGTTGCTCCGCTTGCGTTCTTTGACCTCGGCGCATAGCCGCCTGCCCCATTCTTTCTTCTTGCATACGGGCTAATTTATTGGAATTAGGTTTAGAGGTCTCAATCTCAGTTTTCGGTTGCGAGGCGATATTGGGCGGTGATACAATCCCGCTCTCAGTCTGTTCTAATAATCTCCCCAATTCCCTTTTCCCGATTTCATACAATAAGTCGTTTATCTCGCCCTGCGCCGCATCTGCATTTTCCGCCCATGATAACATTGCCTTTGCTATTACAATGGCGGGCATCATCTTTTCCAAAGCCTCTTGTTCCGCCTCACGCATTAAACCTTCAGGATTATCGACATGAAGGATATTGCGCCATGCCCAACTCTTAGGCAAACCATTATCCCTAACAAGCTCAGCAGCTAACTGGGCATTAGCTATATTTTCCTGTGGGCTCAATGAATCAAATCTAATATTTATAACAAACTTTTTCTCAAAAGCATCGAGTGATTTCTTAAAATCATCTTCGGCTATGGAGCTTTCCTCTGATATAGTAGTTTTATAAAATTTATTCCCCATTATCATACGCCGCCACATATTAACTATCTTGCGATATGCGATAGATTTATGCCTTCGGCTGGGGTTCACGATTTTGTTTCTATCGCTTTTCAGGTCAGCTATAGCAAGGGCTGATTGCCTTTCCCCCGCCTGTCCGAAATTAACACTGGATAGTGTAGCTCTCTCATAGCGGGCAAAAAGTTCTCTAAATAATGCTATAGCAGTGGCGCTCATATCCTTTGTAGGTATAGGTACAAATTTCTGCCCCGCTTTCAAGGGAATGAGCATCCCGTAACCCCATATATTCACACCCCTCAAATTTGTGCCAGTAGCGTTTTCTAAAGCCATGGGGGTTTCAAATTGCTGTCTATTCAAGGTTGCCCATATCGAGGCGAACTCATTCATGTCTTTGATTGTTTGTCTAACGGGGGCATAAATATCCTCGCCGTGATATTTAAGGTCAGTACTGGAATCACCAGAAGTTGTAATTTCATAAGGTACAAGTGGTCGGGGAACTACTTCAACGGGGCAAAAGCCAAAGTTATGTTCATAAGTATACAATGGTTCTCCAAAAGCCTGATTAAGGGCTGGCGCAAGGAAGATTTTATATGTATTTTCATCCCACCTGCAAACGATGTCCACCACCTTTTGGGCGCCTTTTAGGGAGATTTTGTATTTTTCTTCGCATTGCGCTTTATCCATCCTGAGTAAATTGGCTGCCCATTTTTGACCCCTTGCTCCCCTATGCCAGTAAAGCCATCTGGTATCTAGGGGCATGGCTACGGGTAAATAAGTTTCCTTTTTGTCATCATAGTAAATCAATGGCAGGACACCAATCCAGCCTCGGAAGGATGATTGAAAATTAAAACAAGTATCCAGCGATTCAATTCCCTGTTCAAATAAAGAATCATCGTTAAGGTAAAGCCAGAATTTCAGCGTATCTTCCAATTTATTTTGTACTGAGGGGTCTACCCCAGTAATGTCGAGGGTTTGTTTATCTTCCGCTAGAATAGAAAGAACGGCATCCCCAAAAACCCTGGGGTCATTAAGGATAATTTGCGATGTGTTGGGCATCTCTCCCCCAGTGCTATCGGCAAGAACTGTGTATTTTTCCAGCCGATAAGTTTGCATGGTTTCATCCATGCGTTGATGCAACTGGGCAAATAGATTCATCGCATTGGTATATTCTGTGCTGTTTAAATCGTTCAAATTCTCCAAACCTCCAGATTAAGAGGGGTAGGCTGTACCGTATAGCCGACAGTATTTACTAAGTAATAAATCAACGCTTTGCAAGCGTGGTCGTTTTTATCTTTTGGCTTCAATGTATTCTCATCTCTAAGCCATAAACCGCCACCCTGAACGGGAGATTTACAGCCGCCCATTTCGCTTATAATCCCGTGGCATTTGTGATTAAAGACTAATTTGGGTTTATATAGCGGTGGAGGCGAAAGTAAAAGTGAGCGCATGAGATTTATACCATCTTCAACGGGCACGGATTGACAGGCTAGGTAAATCCCAGCCTTTTCTTGCCATACTGCAACTGGAGCCTCCATAGCTTGATGCTGTTTACCAGCAATGTCTATAGCCCCACTGATAACCTTACCCCACCATAATTTTTGTTTGCATATTTCGATTATTTCCTCAGTCGTATAGCCCTGGAGATAAACCTCATCTATCACGGCTATTTGAGATTCTAATTTTTGTATAGCCAAAACAGCATGTGCGCCAGCATAGCCAGGGTCTACTGCAATCTCGACAGGGTTATCGGGATTAAATTCATATTCGCCGACATGAATCGGGACAGAAAATTCCGCCATTACCAGATTTGCAGGCTTGCAAGGAACCCCAGCGTATCTTTGCTTAAAGAAATCTGGTGGGTTCGAGGCTTCTAATTTTAAAATCTCCTCATCGTTACGCCCGCCTGGGAAGATTTTTATATTACTCCATGTGGGGAGTGAGAAGGATGCCCCATCATCTTCATTGGGGATTTGCCATTTGGTAAAAAAATCGTTATACCATCCAGAATAATCTTCAAATGTTCCCGTCATTATAAGGGATGCACGTTTTTCAGCGATTCTCCCCAAAAGCCATAAATAAATCTCGTATTCTAATTGTGCTGCCTCGCAGACAATTATGAAATTTGGTGCCTGCCCACCCAGGGTCTTGGGGTCGGTGGCAGATTTAGTTTCGATATGGCAACCCGCCTCAGTATCAGCAGTTAAAGACCCCTCCCGATTGGTAGAATAATCCCTTAGAAAACCGAGAGTTTGCAAGTCCTGAATTATATAATCCCACTCCGCCCCTCGTGGGGTAGCGTATGTCGGAGCAACAATCCAACCTAATTTATTACGTGGGTCGGCGGCTTTAAGAATAGCCTCCCTTGCCCCCGTGAGGGATTTTCCCGCTCGCCAGCCGCCAGCCACCAATTTTATTCTCGCCGAACTATCGTGTATCCTGGATTGCTCTGGGGTGGGGAAGTAATTCAACTCCTTGAATATTCTCTCCCGATAATGCCTGAGCGTCATCTTCCTTCCTACCGAGTTCATCTACTAAGTCTTTATACATCTGCCGCGCCTTTTCTTTTGCAGTAGTATGCACGAGTTCATAAGAAGCTTTAGGGTTATATTTCTCGCCGAGGTTGCCGTTAAGCCACATAGCGAGGGCTAAAAATTGATTCTTTTTCAATTCAAGTTGCCCCATAGCGGCTTGGTATAAAAGGCTCTCGGCGTTGTCAACGCAAATCTCATGCGCCGCCTTAAACGCCTCGGCAAAATGGGGGTCTTTCATCCAGTTGCGAAATGTATTCAGGCTGGAAATCCCTATTTGTTGCAGGGCGTGTTGTTTCCCAAAACTTGTCTTATAAACTTCCAAAAACGCAGCCTTATTAGCCGCCGTTTCTTCAATAGTCCTTTTCCCCCGCCTACCCATCACTAAACCTCTTAAATTTCTTATTCGACCGAGCCAATTCCAATGGCATAGGTCTAACAGATAGGTCTAACAGGTCTAACACGGGCTGGTTCTTTAATGGCTTTGTAGCTCTCCGCTTTCTCATATATTCTCGCTGATAATCTGTTTTCGCTTTGCCTTTAAGCATTATCTCCCCGAAAGCCTTTTGGGATTTTAAAATCTGGAGGGATAGGTATCTATATATAGCCTACCCGTGGGGGGCTCTCCCCCCTCCCGCGTGATGCGTGCCCGTTCCCTTTAAATTCCCCACTAAACCATCCCCCCCACTCGTGCGGTGGGGTAGGGATGGGTGGGTACATTATATACAAATGGGTAATTGGGGTTTAGATTGAACGTAAACTGGTTCGCAGAATTGACCATTGTGCGAAGTAATTAGGGCTAGGGGATTCTTTTTGTTGCAGCAATAACTGTCAAATATCCCCCTTTACGTCTTTAGGCGTAGGGCATATCCTGAATGGGGATATGCTACGCAATATCAAGAGACTCTATAAACTCCATGACTTTTGGGGATAGAGGGGAAGCTTTAAAGCATTTTTCGATAAACTCTAATTCCTGGCTGAGTTCTGTAAAGAATTTCAATACCGGTACATACTCCCCGAGCCATCATCGTATCTAATTATTTTCCGCATAGGACTAAACCCCTGATTCTTTATGGTTTATTTCCTTAATGGGTTCTACAGATACTATTCCCCGATTTTGAGGTCGCCCCGCTTTCAGTTTGGGTAGCGCTGCACAACTCTTGGGCGTATTGAAACTCAGCTGCATAGATTCTAATATGCAATCCCTTATCCTGTCAAATCCTATAAAATTTTTGTGAAAAACCCGCCAAAACCCCTTGACAACCTTGCAACAATGTGTTATCATGAGGGTGGAGGCTAAACGAAAGCACCTTAACAACTGAATAGTGGGCGGGTAGGAAAGGAGATAGAGTAATGCCTATCGGATTTTGGGCGATAAGTCGGAATGACTTAAAAGAACTTTGGGAAACCAAAAACGAGCTTTACCCAGCAGAGAAGGTTACCTATACCGAGCATGACCTTGATATGCTAGCTAAAAACTTACCCGAATGCTTAGATGCTGTGGTCGATTTGGAGCTTGGGGTGCAGAGAGAGCACCGCAGAATACAAAATAGGAAACATTAAATAGGAGTTTACCCGCTCACTATTCAGGGGTTAAGAGATAAAATAAAAACAGGAGTGGGGTAGATGAGCATACAGGTTAAATGGGAAGACGCTATATTAAAAACTGAAAACGCCGCCCTATTTCAGCACAAGAAGGATTGGCTAGTATTGGTTAAACGAAATGGTCTTACCGAAGGTATATGGTGGGATACAAAACGAAGTGCTTTGCGGTTCTACGAATCGGTAAAATAACATAAGAGGTAAAGAGATGGCAAGTAAAGCATTTCTAAGATTAGCTGACAATGCAAGGTTCACAGTCAATACCTTTATACCTAATTGCCTATTGTCCAGAAAGGAACAGCCACACACCTATAGCCTAGCCAAAGCTGTAAGTTTCGTTATGACAAGACTACAGAAACACAATATCAAAGGGTATTCTAAAGAGTATGTCAAGCAACTACTACGCAAGGAGTACAAACACTTAATAGGAGGTTAAGGAAATGGAAAAAGATGGCTTTGAAAACTTTGAGTCTTACTATGGAGGGACTGATATAAAGGCACTTAAGGAATATGCTGAGCAGTGTAAAAATGAGCCTGAGAGGCAGGCGATGTTTCTTAGATTAGTTGAATTGAAAGAATCAGGGGTCGTTTATACTCCTTCATATGAAGGCGGAAAGTTACATTATAGTAGGTAATTTCCCTTATACCTCACACAGTTCAGAAGATTCGACCACTTCTGGACTGTAGGGGATTAAGGAAAGGAGAATAAGGGAAATGAAAAGGCAAAGAACTACACCACAGATGACACGAAGATTAGGGGAAAGACTGCCGTTTAATCTTTGGAAATGCAAAAAATGCGGCAGAGAAAACTTACAAAGGTATATAAAGTGTCCTAAATGTGAAACTCAGAAAGAGGAGGAGAGAAATGAACTACACTAAAGGGGAATGGATGGCACAATTAGAATCTGATATACAGGAGATATTAAGACAACTTGTTAAAAACCTTAGTGAAATAAAATCCCGCCCCAATACACCAGATTTCAATAAGGGGCTAGATGCTGTTTGCGATTATGACGAAGCTGTAGAAAAGATATTACAGCGTACCGCAGCGCCAGATATGTATGGGGCATTGAAGGGATTAGTAAGAATGGGTATTTTAGAGGAATTTCCTCGGTACACGGGTAGGCTATATTTGGAGGGCATACAAAACATTCTAGCTAAAGCCGAAGGGAAGGAATAAAGAGAAATGATAACTGTAGACCTACGTTCTAAGACTTTAAAGATAGACCGAGTTAATGAACACCTTGAAATTAAGCACCATCACAGAAATTCGTGTTGGTTACACGCCATAAAAAAACTAATACCGAACGAGCTTTTGACAGTCATATACAGTAAAACCAAGACACAAACATTCAGAAGGGAGAGTTAATTATGCCACGCTATGACAGTCTAAGAAAAGCCAATCCTAAAGAAGTTCTAAGGTTCATTGAAAAACACCCCGATTGGAGTCTAAGGGAAATCGGGGATAGATTCAAAGTATCGGCTTCCACGATTTGTAGAATAAAACAGAAAGGAGGAAGGAAATGAAGGTAATAGCAAGCTGGCTTGACCTCAAAGTTAATCAATATGAAGATGGTAATTTTGAGGCATACGAGGCATTGGGCGATGAGCGTTTTGAATCTGATAACTGGCAAGATATTCAAGATTGGATTGAAAATATACTTGACCAGATAGCCCAAAAAATATAGTTGCGTAGCGCTGCACATCAAGCCCCGTCAGAAATGGCGGGGCTATTTAATATCTTCAGCATATTCCACAAAACCCCGTCTACCCTACTGCCCAATTTTTCCTCGTTCAACATAAAATAACGGATTATGCATTTTTGGCGTGGCGTTAAGCCGAGGTCATGTATCAATTTCCTTAATTTGGGTTCAGTTATCGCCACGCTGATTTTAAGCCAGTTGTCGGGATGAGCTGTATCTAATTTACTTAATGCCATATCCACGTCTGAAATCCAGATAGCTGCCGATTCAAAGGGCGAACGGTGGGATTGCCCCACCCTGGCATTGTTATCCAATGGGATATGCCCCTCTCTCAGGAGCCAGTAATTATCAAGTATGTAAATTAACTGTCGGCGAGAATATCTTTCCACTTCTTTAATTCCTTTTCGGGGTCGAATACTATTAACTTACCAGTGATATGATTCCACCTTCTGCCACAAGCCAAACAGACTGATTCCGACCACGTAATCATGTCCAGTGTTCCTGTGCGGCGGCACACAGGGCACGGCACAAATGGCTCGGTTAGGATTGGAGTTTGCATAACGCCTCCCTTAATTTTTTATCTAAATTCTGCGGATAGCACTTGATTCTGGTTTTATCCCTCAAAACTATTTCATAAGTTGGCGGGGTAAAGTGAACATACCTAATTAAATATCCCCGCTCAATTAAGGTCTTTATGCAGAACCCACATAATTTAAGCCCATCGAAACTGTAAAGCCGTTGCTCTAGGCGGTCTTTGGTTATATCTCCAGATTTAAATATGTCTAATCCTAAACTAAATTTAGAAATTTTATATTTCCCGCCGACCTGAATCCCACAAGCTTGGCATTTAGCCATTATACCCCTAACTCCATAACTTCTTGGCTACATCCTTTGCCATATCTGAAATAGTCCATCAACATAACATTCATAACAAATAGCTATATGGCATTCACCTTTGCCATTGGAATATTTTCCTAACTGTCTATTAACATAGGCGATATTTTCGGGTGTTTTCTGTACATCAGCGAGATTAATATTCACATCTATACCCCTGAATATGCAGTTTTCATCTTTATTATCCATATCTTTGCCACATTTCCAACATTCCATAATTCACTCCTTATTTTCTTGACTACAGCGCCTAGCTGTGATTTTGCGGTGTATCATTTGGTTAAATTTATGAAATTTATCATTACATCCAGTCACACAATGTGGGTCTTCCCCTGGTTTGCCAGGGGGTCTTACATGGTCACGAAATAAATGCGAACAATAAAATTCCTGCCCGTATTCATCATAGAGCCTTTCTGTCATTGACAGATAACACGGTATTCCAATATTTTGTGGGAAGTAATTTCCATTACGATTATGTGTAGTATCAAAAATATGCTTTGAAACAGGGTCTAGTTTTTCAGAAGCAACAAATAATATATCCACATCATTTTTAGTTAATGCCATACCGCCATCGCCCTTGAAAAAGGATGCACTAACTGAGTAAAGATTAGGAAAATTGTCCTGACAAAATTCTATAAATCCACTGAATCTGTGGGCGTTTTGATGTGTAGCTGTATATGACACTGAGACGTGCTGGACATATTTTGTAGCCTCTTTTATATTGGACACGACCTTATTGAAATAATTACCACCGACTGTTTCATTCCACCTAGTAGAGTCAAAGTCATCAAGTGATGTCTTTATTCTGAACAAGGATTCAAGGGCTTTACGTTTAGGTAAATGGAGCAAGTTGGTATTTAACGCCATTTTAACTTTGCCTCGCTGCTTATAAATCTCATCATCTAGCCACTTAACACAAGTTGGCTCTCCGCCTGTAATATGTATAATTCCATTTCTACCTGCCCGTTCGCACAAGGATTGAAATAACTTCCTGTCCATCACTTGATTGCCCTTAACCTCGTGGCAGTAAACACACCTCATATTACAACGATTTGTTAGGTGAATTGCAAATCTAATCACATCGGGAACCTGCCCCCGTTTTAATGCAGCAATAGTTTCATTCGCCCGTTCTTCAATTCTATCCCAAAAAATATTGTCAATCATAGATTGTTATCCACTTGTCTTGATAATAGGGGTTAGCCATATTTCTCTTTAAACTCCGCATCGGTAAGTTGCATCAATTCTGCAATCTCATCCAAGTCCTCGACCTCGGAAAATTTGGAATCGGGGTCAGTCCCCAATTCCTTAGCCAATCCCCGCCACTTGTCCTTAGATTCTTCTGTCATTAGTTCATAAAATGTCGGCATCTTTTCTTACCCATTTACACCCTGAAATCTCGAAACCGCAATGAGGGCATCGCACCGAGTAATCCTGGTTGTTTTCATTAAACTTATGACCCAGTGCACGGCGCAATTCCCTAGTAGAACCAGTCTTAGCTATTTCCAATAAATCTAGGGTTAAATTACCCCGCCTAATTACAGGCAATAAAGTCTCGGCACAAGTTACACCCATTTCGATAACATCATCTTCAGTCAAGACCTGCGTAGCGACACACTGAGCTATATCAGCAAGGCGAGCCAATTTTGACCTAGAGGCTATCCCCAAACTTTCAAGGTAGTTGCTCCATGAATCATACCCACATTGACTCCAATAAGCATTAACAAGGTTTTCGTAAAGCAATTTGCCTACTTCCAGAAAATTAGATTTAATGCTATGACATAATTCAATGGTTCGGACAGTATTCTGTTCGGCTAGAGTTAAAACTTCAAACATTTATCTTTAAAATAGGGCTTCGTGCCCAATCCCTCATAAAAGTTCCCCAATGCCCCTTAAATCGAACTACACGGCTCAGGGGGGTCGTCCTCGTCTTCACCCAATACTTCACTGGGGTTTATTAGCCAGCTCATTTCAAGTTCCTTTCTCAAAAAGTTGGAAAGTGCGGCATTTTCGCCTTCCCTTATCCAGCCAGTAGTGAGTACAATCTTATCATCCGCATAGGTGGCAAAGCCCAACTTCCTTAACCACGCCCAACTCAATTTATCTATATTCTCCAAAAGGGATTTCAGCATGGCATCTGCACCAGCCTCAAAACATTCATTTGGATTTAGGAACGTTAGATTTTTAAATACTTGAACATCCCTATATTTGCTATCCCAATTTTCAGGTCGCCAACTCATTTTAAACCTCTTTCTTGAATTGTTGCCACCAAGATTCATCAAGACATCTAATTGGTTTGCCTATATCCACCCCCTTTTGTGGGTCTAATACCGCACTGTGATTTTCAATTTCATCTATAAGTTCCTGTCTCTCAACTCGCTTCTCAGCCTCGGCATCTTTGCAGTCTTGGTCTAGCTGAGTTTGGGCAACCTGATGCCATATTTCGCCACCATGATACTGCTTTCTTATATTTAATATCTGTTCGTCTGTTAATCGTTTCATTTCAGTCCTATCTCCTCTCGACATTTGGGACAGAGATGACGATGCTCTCTGAAATGGCATGGTTTCTTCTGAAAAGCCACAAAACACCTGTCGCAGCAACATAAACCCAATTCCCGCATTGTCATAGGATGCTCCTTACACGGTTCATTTAGCCACTTAATAGCAGCATCAAAGCCTTCTTGCCAAGCTAACCTCTCTGTCTTGAAGCCGTCACAAGTAGTATTTATCTTCATATATGGATTCTCAGGTTTCATTTCAAACCCCCTTCGACAGCATAACATCTATGTTATATTTCCCCTTTAACCAGGCTAATTTAGTTCTGAAATCTCTAGTTAGTACGCCCTTCGTGTCCTCATAAATTCTATCCCCGTTCCAATCATAGGCAAAGTCTATCGATATTGTTACTCTTGGGTTTTGGGATAAAACAAACTTGACTTGATATTCCAAATTAGAGATTTCGCCTACCCGCTCCAGTAGAGCCAACTCCTCGCCACGGATGGCTTCAGCTTTAGAATGAAACCACCTATCACAAAGAACACTGAAGGTTCGCTTTGCTCCATACTTGTTCATTTAGCCCTCATCAAATGCTGATATGGCAGCCCCGACAATTTTACCCACATTTTCTAAAAGCCATTTCACACAACAGTCCTCTACCCGTTCACTGATATTATCTATGACCTCGATATGCTCCTCGGCGGGTAGGGATTCATGGAGTATTCTTTTGATGTCTTCTTTGAGTTCTGTCATATCATTTTGCCTCCTGTGCGCCGCTACGCATTTAAAATATCCCCTTATCAACTTTGCCCAATCCGTTACATTCCCCACAGACCTTGCCATGAGAGTTCCCAAGACCCCTACAGACGGGGCATTTTACGACCTCACGGAAATTCATTATCTTCACCCCGTCCGCAATTTTATAGGCGAACATACGTCCAGAAACAGGTCTTTTATATTCCTTTACCTTGCCCACGGTTAAAAGAATCTCATCGCCATCAAATTGGTCTAGTAATAGCTCGCAATCGGCAAAGTCCTTTGTAAATTGTCCGCCACGTCCAGCACTTTCGCCTTCTTTTTTCTGAATCGCTATAATGGCTATTCCCCGCCCCAGTTCCCGCTTAATCCCTTCCATAACCGCCGAGATTCCGTAGAGCATATTGGCATCCAAGTTTATCCAGTCGATGATGTTTATCCTATCCTTAACAATATGCTCAGCGTAATCCTCTCGGACAGGCAAAAGGGTAAACTTATCCTCCCCCAATTCATCCGCCCATTCAACCCATTCCATGTGGTCAAGTCTCGATAAAAACCTCGGCATGGGTTCATTATCTATTGAGGTATATTCATTCCCCATCAAGACGGGGTGCGATTCGATATTTTCTCCACAAAAGTTGATGCACAATGCGGTCTTACCCTTGTTGCTCTGCCCCGACAAAAGAATCAAATCCCCCTCCCTGAAAATAATATCTTGCGCAAATAGCAATTCCTCCCCTGTGTCCTGAGTTCGGGGGAAGCGTATCGTTATTGGAGACTTACGTTCCCTGCCATAAACTTTGACAGGGTTTACTCGTCTAATGACCTTATAAACCCCATCCTTTCTGCCAGATGGCACGACAAGTTTTCTCGCAACCATCGTGGTCGCCATCTGGACACGCAGGTTTTGGTCATCCTTACCGCCTGGCTCTATTTGTAAAAACGCCCTAATGTCCCTTAACTCAACCTGCCGCCCAACGGCTGTGTTTAAATAAGCCTCAAGTCTGTCAATTAGCCTCTCTGCCATAAACTCCTAATCCCATTAACACCATTAACAGTATTAACACCATTAACACCCATTAACAGTAATTGAACGTAGCCATTAACACCATTAACAGTAATAGCTACGTTTTAACACCTCTATATATAGTGTATATATAAGATATACGTGATTCTTATTCATAATGTTTATAGTTACGAGATTTATGTTTAACATTCTCTTTATTAGAAAGGATAATACGCCGATATTCACGATTCTCTGCCTCAAGTTTAGCGATTCTGTCTTTTAATGTCTTGACTTCGGGGCTATCCTCTGTGGGGTCTTCTAGGGGCGGGAAATAGGCATCCCCTTGTCCGTAATATCCCCGTCCCGTACCGACAAAAGTTGGCTTTGTAAGGTCTCTCATTCTTTCCCCTCTGGTTTCTGATAAGTAGCTACCATCTCCACAAAAGCTCGGTAGATAGGATATAACTCTTTTCTTAAACCGAGTTTTACCGCCATCCCAACATCTACTGCAAGCCATTCGGTAATAGTTTTCACCTCACAGCCTATCACGATTTTATCATCATTGACTGTAGCTGTGTATTGTAGTCCATTGAAGGTTACACCATTAAGACTACAAGGTACTTTTGTATCGGGTAATATTCTAGCGTTCTGCCCAATTCTAGCGTCCTGCCCGATTACAGCGCCCTGTCCAATTATAGCGTCCTGCCTAATTGTAGCGTACTGCCCAATTACGGCGTTCTGCCCGATTATAGCGCCCTGCTCGATTCTGGCGTCCTGCCCAATTACAGCGTACTGCTCGATTACAGCGTCCTGCCTAATTGTAGCGTACTGCCCAATTACGGCGTTCTGCCCGATTACAGCGTTCTGCCCGATTCTGGCGTCCTGCCCAATTACAGCGTACTGCTCGATTACAGCGTACTGCCCGATTATAGCGCCCTGTCCGATTACAGCGTTCTGCCCGATTACAGCGTACTGCCCAATTGTAGCGTACTTCCCGATTACAGCGTACTGCCCAATTGTAGTGTACTTCTCGATTACAGCGTACTGCCCAATTGTAGTGTACTTCTCGATTACAGCGTACTGCCCAATTGTAGTGTCCTGCCTGATTATAGTGTCCTGCCCGATTATAGCGCCCTGTCCAATTATAGCGTTCTGCCCGATTATAGCGCCCTGCTCGATTCTGGCGTCCTGTCCAATTATAGCGTTCTGCCCGATTACAGCGTTCTGCCCGATTATAGCGCCCTGCTCGATTCTGGCGTCCTGCCCAATTACAGCGTACTTATCACGCCAAAATTCTACCCTACTACCATCTGGATTCGTGCGTTCTACTTTTTCCACTTTAAACCTCCTGTGTGTCGCTACGCAAATTGCTTTCTCTTACCCATGAACCCCAATCTTTGACATCCTTAATAGCTTCTAAGTAAGTTTCCCTTAAGGGGGATTTAACTCGTCTGTCTATGATGTCATGGCATATAGCGCAGAGGTCAGCCACATTACGGGAGTCATCAATTATCTTTTTCATTCTACCATGTCTTCCGCCCATTTTGCGGTGTAGAATATGGGCTTTTTGTATTCCCCTGAAATCACCCCCAGGATTAGGACAAAGCGGGTTAATACAAAACTTCATCTTATCCCCAGCCTATACTTTGGTTTACTTTATTCATAGATTTAACTCCATAACTTCCGAAATACCAAAATATCTTCCCTGTCAATCACAGGCGCATCGGGATATTTCTGTTGGTATATGATTCGCCAAAATGATTGAGCGGTTAAACGCCGATAATGGCGTTCAATGAGTGTAAATCTTGCCTGTTCGCAAAGTTTGATAGTATCTTCATCAAGCGGTACTATCTTCTTATTGCGGATAAAGTTTTTCGTAACTAATACAAGCAATCCACCATTTTTGAGTACCTTAAAACACTCAGAATAGACCTGAAGCATGGCAGAAAGATAGGACTCACCTTTTAGGTTGCCGATATTGCCAGAGCTAGGCGCATACCCCAATTGACCATAGGATGAAAAACCCCTAGCCCTATGCCAAGTTTCACCTGTTGTTCTGCCGTCTATTCTGCCATGATTCATTGCCCGCCACTCTGATTCAGTATATCGCTGACCCTGCCATTCTACATAGCCCTTTGTGGCAAGCTCATTAAGAACCCACTCCTGAAACTCGGCACGACCTGTTTGCCAATCGCCTATACCCATTTCGGCATAGGGGGGTGAAGTGATGATACAGTCGGGCTGGTAGCCCTTTGAAATTGCTACCGAACCACCACTAAATTTTCTTTCCCTTTTCTCATCCCACCAAGGTTCTTTTGATTTATCTCGTTTTAGTGTAGCCTCATAAGGTGGGCTGGTTATAATCGCATCACATAGTATCCCCTCTAAATTCCGTGCATCGCCACGCAGAATTGTAGCCGTTCCCATTTCATAGCCCAGCTCAGCCCCAAATGTCTGAATCTTTGCCCAATTATCTTCCTGCATACGGACAAACTTCTGCTCTAGTTCAACCAAGATAACGTGTCTTCCCATCGTGCAAGCCACCAAAAGAGTTCCACTTCCCCCCATTGGGTCAAGGATTACATCGCCAGGTTTGGTATATCTCTCTATAAGCCAACGCTGGAGAGGAAGCGGCATCTTGGCTGGGTGTGCAAAATGATTGGCTGTCAAAAACCTCTTGCGGTGTTTTGTGTCGGATTTAAAGATTATTTCCATATATTACCCAGTTGTCCTGATAGTAGGGTTTCATTTCCCTACCTTCCCTTCTAAAATCTGCTGTTTAAAATGTTGCCAGTCTTCCTCCTCAATATCATAGTGAATTTGTATCTCAGTTTCACCGTGCCATTCATCGATGTCTCTCTCAATCCGCCGTTTACATTTAAATAAAGATTCAACGGTATTAACAATCGCCTGTCTTTCAGCCTGCTTCTCAGCCTCGGCATCTTTGAGGTTTTGGTCTAGTTGGGCTTGGGCAATAGATTTACAAAGAGGTTCAACGCAGACTCCAAGCGGTAAATCATTAGGCAACTATCCCCTCACTACACGTACATAAGGTAAAAGTGCTTTAAGTTCATTGCCTGTTGGTTGTTTTATGGGCTGTGCTGCTTTCTTAACAATGGTATGGAACTGGTCTCTGGTAATGCCTTCTTCACTGATAGTATTTTCCTCACCCATGTA